GGTCTACCTGCTTTTCCTTCACTGATAATATTATCATTATAAGTATTCCAAATTTCGGTTAGAGTATTTGCTCTTGTCATGTAAATATTTATAGCGAGATGATTAAAAATAAACAAAATTATATGAATAACCCAAATCTACCTACTGTAGGTGCGGAATTTGAATATACCCCAAGCATGGTTCAAGACCTAAAAAAGTGTAAGAAAAATATTTTACACTTTGCAGAAAGGTTTTTTTATATTATATCTCTAGATGAAGGTAAAAAGACAATTGACCTACATTACTGTCAAAAAAGAGCATTACGTAAGATGAGAGATAATCGCTTTTTTATATTATTAGCAAGTCGTCAGATAGGTAAGACCACTATGATGACGATCTATGCTTTATGGATTGCATGCTTTAATGAAGATCAAAGAATATTAATTGTAGCTAATAAAGAAGGGACAGCATTAGAAATAATGAGCAGAATAAGATTAGCATATGAAGAATTACCAAACTGGTTAAAACCTGGTGTTAAAGAATATGGTAAGACTTCTATTTTATTAGCAAACGGTACAAAAATAGGCATATCAACTACAACTGGTACAGCTGCTCGTGGTCAATCAGTTAACTGTCTTATTCTTGATGAGCTTGCTTTTATTGAATCTCATTTAGTAGATGATTTCTGGAAATCGGTATACCCGATCGTTTCATCATCTAAAAAATCTAAAATTTTTATAGCATCAACTGCAAATGGTACAGATAATCTTTTTTATAAATTATATTCAGGTGCTGAAAATAATGAAAATGATTGGGCGTGTGATAAAATTTTATGGAATGAAGTCCCAGGTAGAGATGAAAAATGGAAACAACAAACTATTAATAGTATTGGTAGTAGAGAAGCGTTTGAACAAGAATTTAATTGTGAATTTATTTCATCAGGTGAAAGTTCAGTTAATGATGAATTATTTGAAAAACTAAAAAGTAAAACTTCTGAACCTAAATTTGTTTTCGATGATGGTAAATATCTATTATGGGATGAACCTTCAGAAAACGGTATATATATAGCAAGCGTCGATACTGCAGAAGGACTGGGTAAAGATGCTTCTGTAGTTCAAATATTAGATTATACTGATTTAACCAATATTAAACAAGTAGCAGTATATCATAATAATGAAATATCACCATATAACTTCACTGAAAAGGTTTATGAAATATTACAGCACTGGGGTAACCCATTAGTTTGCGTTGAAAGAAACAATAGTGGGGGTCAAGTAGTAGATATTCTAAAAAATACACACGATTATGAAAATATTGTATCGTGGGGTGGTTCCTTAGCCAATAGAAAGAAACAGCAATTAGGTATTATTTCACATACTAATACAAAATATAAAGCAGTTACTAATATGCGTTATTGGGTTAATGAATTAGAGTCAGTGCAAATAAACGATAGCAGAACTGTTAAAGAGCTGAAAAACTATGTAAAAGCTGCGAACGGTACATGGAATGCAAAGAAGGGATATCATGATGATTTAGTCACCTCACTCATGTGGAACCTGATTATACTTGATAATGATATAGTTGAAACGTATTTTGATGTAGTAAAAAAAGATACTAATAATAGACCTTTAGAACTGCAACAAATGGATTTTGGTATTAAATATTTTATGAACCCAACTTCTTTATATTCCAATGAAAAAGGCGGGCTTAACAATACACTACCAGTTATTATAGGCAACGCTTCTAATACTAATAGTGAAATAGATCAATTACATATGCAAGGCTATAAAGTATGGGGACAATAAATCAATCACAGTTTAATAAAAGTAGATTAGATAAGTTTTTACTTGTTTTGAATCTACCCCCTATACTTAAAAATATTAGTAATGATTATTTAGGTAGTAGAAAAAATACCGGTATAATAGAAAATAGTTTACAGTTTTCAGTATACGGTACAGTTGTCCCTCAAATACAAGTACCTGAAGAAAGCCTGTATTATGCTGGGCAATCAATGAAAGTATCTAAACATACAAGACCAGTCTATGAAAACGTAACTGTTAATTTTACAATTGATAATGAATATAATAATTATTGGTTACTATATAAATGGCTCGATTTAATGAATGATGAAAAGTTTTCATCGTTTAATGGTAAAGGTATATTTGATAAACCTAATGTTTCTACCAAAGAAAAAACAAGCCCTGATACCCTCACACCAACAGATTTATATCAAACCGATATTACACTATATGCTAAAGATGAATTTGATAAAAACAAAGTTAAATTTCTATTTACAAAAGCATTCCCGGTTAATTTAGGTGGTATTAATTTTAATTATCGGCAATCGGGAGAAATAGAAACAACATTAGAATTTGCATTTTCTCAGTTATTAGTTGAATTGGTATAATCTTTATACGGGATGCTATAAATAATAGTATATGGCACGTACAATACAATCTCCCGGTGTAGAAATTAGAGAAATCGATCAATCTATTAGACCTGTGGTACCAGCAGGTACTAACGTTTTAATAACAGGTTTTGCTGATAGAGGACCTACTGATGAAGTTATTCAAGTAACTTCTCGTAGTGAATTTACTGATATTTACGGTGAACCTACTGCTCCTGCAGAATTATACTTAACAAGTACAGCGAGTGCTTTGTTTAATAGCCCGGCAAATATATTTGTTTATAGAATGCCTTATGGTAACGATAGAGGTATTGGATTTGGTAATAATTATAGTGTTTTAGCATACCCTGGTTCAGCAGTTTCGATCGATAACGAAGCTAACACCGTTACACCACTAAATGGTTTTACAAATACCGGACCATTAAGCACCGTACGTTCAGTACTTATCGGTAAACCGAAACACTTCACTATTGATCAAGATACATATTTTAAAATTCAGCAAAGAGATGGATTTAATTGGAAGGATGAGTCATCATTAAATTTCGACTCATTAGAAGAACTTGGTAAAGCTGCTATACTTGTTATTAACAAAGCTCAAACCACAATTGATCAAAACTTCCAAGGGTTTTACTTAGGAGCCATTGATAATACAAATTTAAATCCAGCAACTAATTTTGACGGTATTAATAGTATTCAAACATTAGCTACTACTAGTAGTAGTACTCAAGATTCCTTTGATTTTGAAAATTTCATTAATCTACCATCAACTAGGCTCGATAATGTACTTTCAGCTCCGAGTGATAATAATGCTGATACATTTGGTGTTACGAATAATAGTATATCCGAGCAAATGGAAAACCTAACTGATTATGATATCGCTGGGAATCAATTCGATGATACTTTATCAATAGGTCTTTTCAGATTAGCTTCAACACCAACAACTAATAATACAATTAGATTAACTTTAAATCTTGAAGAAACCGTTGTAGGTTCAACTGATTACCATAGACAAATTAATGACCCGTTCGGTGGTGAGCCGATACCATTTAGAGTTGAAACAGAAAATCAGCTACCTACAATGGATATAATGGTAAATGATTTCTTGAGTAACAGAACTAAATCAACATATCTTGATCCAGATGGTATACCTCGTACAAAAATAAGATTTAATACTCGAAAAGTTGATTCAAGTTCAATTGTCAATAATTTATCAGGTGAATTTGGTGCAACTAATGCAGTAACTGCAGGTAAATTAAATACTGCGTTTCCTTTCAACTTATTAGATAATGCAGATAGCTTATTTGCTCTAGGTTCATATGCAACGACAGATTTAAGTACTAAAGTTATCGGTAATGTACCTCAAAAATTAGATCGGTTATTAGATACTGTTGAAAATGCAGAAAGATTTGATATTGATATTACAGTTGATGGAGGGTTATCGACAATTTATTCAACCACTCAGTCAACTAGTGGTTTATCATATGATGATACGGTAGCAGTTCCAGCTATAAGTGGTTTTAGAACAACGAGAACAGATAACACAAATCGAACATCAGAAACTATGAACTACAGAGCTTTCTGGAACGATATCATAACCAGGTTTGTAACATTTGCAGAGTTTAGAAGAAAAGATCACCTTTTCATTGCTGATCTACCAAGATCAATATTTGTAGCAGGAGATGATTTCTTAACATTACAAGATAGTAATAAGAATTTCTCTAGAGACATACTTAACCCGATTAAGTCCTTTACAAGCTTAGTTAATTCAAGTTATGCAGCAACTTATGGCCAGTGGGTACAAAGCACGGATTCAGTATATGGTGGTTTATCATATTGCCCATCATCAGGCTATTTAGCAGCGATAATGGCTAACTCAGATTCGACTTTCGATCCATGGTTTGCACCAGCAGGCTTTACTAGAGGTAGGTTAACAGGTGCAGCTGGATTAGCATTATTTCCGACTCAAAAACAACGAGATCAATTATATAAAATATCAGTTAACCCGATACCATCATTCCCAGTTGAAGGTCCAGTTGTATTCGGTCAGAAAACACTTCAAAAACTGCCAAGTGCATTTGATAGAATTAATGTAAGACGTTTATTCTTATATCTTGAAAAAGCTACTAAAAATACAGTTCGTAATTTTGTTTTTGAGCCTAATACATTGTTAACTAGAACGAGAGTTACTAATACATTAACACCAATTTTTGAAAACGTTAAAAATACAGAAGGTTTATATGATTATCTAATTATTTGTGATGAAAGAAACAATACTCCAGATATTATAGATTCCAATGAATTAAGAGTCGATATATATTTGAAGCCAACAAGAGCTGCAGAGTTTATATTAGTTAATTTTTACGCAACAAAGACAGGTACCGATTTTAACGAATTAGTTTAATAATAAAGTCATTTAATTAAATAATTACATGGCAGATACAAAAGTATCAGATTTAACTCAAATAACGGTTCCTAGTAATAATGATATATTGTATATTGTTAGCGACAGTGCAGGTACATCTAATAAAATAACCTACGACAATTTATTTAACACTGTTAATACTAATATTACTACTCTCGATGGTAAAGTAAATCTTTCAGATGCAAATGTACAAGTTTTATCATCTTTTTATGATAGTTTAAATATAAGTAACTTTTTAACTGATATAGAAGTGATATCAGCAAATGTAAATACTTTATCAACTGAAACAGATGATCTGTATGTAATTAGAGGATATGCAACGCGAGCCTATAACGAAGCAACCATACTTTCAGGTGGTTTAACCCAGAGTGTGAACACAGCAGGTGGAACTTTAAACTTTATAAATGGAGTACTACAATCAGTAACATAAAATGGCAAATAGAAAATTAACAGAATTACCAACTTTAGAGATTGTTCAATTTGATAGTACGGATTTACTATATATAGTAGATGTTGCTACCGACACTTCAAACAAAATTACTTATGCTGACTTAGTAGGTAATGAAATAATTAGAATAGATAGTACAATTGAAGCATTTTCAGCAGAAAATGTTGGTGATATTACTTTTCTTTCAGGTGCTATTGATGATAATAAAGGAAGTATTGATACACTAAGCATCGGGGCAAATCAAGCAGCAAATGCGATTGATGGGTTAAGCGCTGTCATTGATATTAATTTTGGTTTATTTGAGCTTTTGTCATCAGAGGTTAGAGACATAGATTTGGTAGATTTAACTTCTGATGTTAATACATTATGCGCTTATACTGATTTTTTTAAAGCTGAAATCGGTGATGGTTTATATGATGTTAGAAGCGACGCGAGTCGCGCTTATAATTACACTACTGGTGTATCTGGATTTAATTTTGATAAAGTTAACACTCAGGTAGGTTTAATTTCAGGGGTAGGTTTAAATTCAAATACAGCAGCTACTACTACAGCTGATTTACCAGCTACTCACTTTATTCCAGTTATATTTAACGGTGTAACGTATAAAATGTTATTAGCTACCTAATTAAATATAGTATAAATGAATAAATATTAATAACCATGGCACAGACTAGACAAACAATACAAAATTTTTATACTCAAGCCCAAGCGAAGGACTTTGCAAGAAATAATCTATTCAGAGTTTTAAACATTAATTTCGGTAACGGTACTGAGATAAATTTCGACGAAGATGATTTAATTTATGCTAAGACAGCTAAATTACCTGGTAAGGAAGTAACATCACAACCAGTTCCATATATGGGTTTAAACTTTAATGTGCCTGGTGTTACAAAATATACTGGTAGTGAAGGGTATACTATTACTTTTAGGTGTGATGAAAGTTACGATCTTAGAAATAGATTTTTACAAGTTTTAAATGATACTTTTAATGATGCAGATAGCACCGGTAATTACTTTATGCCAACTGCTGATAGTGTTATTGATTTAGCTTTGCTTGATAAAGAATTAGATAGAATATCTCAATTTCAATTAGTTGGTGTTGCTCTTAAAAGTGTAGGTGAATTACAGTATGATGTTACACAAGATGGTACGATTCTTGATTTTGATGTTACATTAACTTATCATTATTTTAGACAAACAGCTTAATAACTCTTTATTTGAAATCAAAAGCTCTCTCGTGAGAGCTTTTTTTTGTATAAATATATATAAATGCCTACTAAAATACTAAATTCAGTTAATAATGTTATCAGAGGAATTAGTAACCCTGTTAACAGTATAGTAGGTGGTACGTTAGCACAGCCTGGTTTATCGTTATTCGGTACTAATCTACCCGGTTCACCAATAGTAAGCTTTAGAGAATCTTTTCTGAATAGTTTAAGTCAATGGAGTACTTCTATACCGTTGAATACACAATTTATCGTTTTAATTGACAACTTCCCAGCAGGTTTAACTACCCAAGTTTTACGGGAGTTAGAACCAGTAGTTAATTCAACCGGGTTTGACATAGACTTACCAAAAGAAACGACCACTAATTTTAAAAATCAAGGCATGGTAGGTTGTATATTTGCTAATCAATTTAGTATTCCTGATGATGTTGTTGAAGCAGATAAGGCTCCAATACTTAATAATAGAGGTTTTATACCCGGTTCAGTATTAAAAAATAGAAGTAATTTTGGTAATTTTAATTTAAGTTTACGCGAAACTAATACATCATTTGTGGATTTTGTTATGAGGCCGTGGGTTGTTATGTCATCTCACTATGGTTTAGTAGCGAGAAATCCTGAAGATGAAAGTGAACTTTTAAAAGACCCTAAAACAAATTTAACAGTTGTTCAATACACTCGTAGCAAAGAAGGTTTATCTCAAATACCTAGAAAAACGTGGAGATTTTATAATTGTGTTCCAACATCTATTTCTAATAGAGATTATTCTAATGCTGAAGATGAAGGTGTTAAGAATTTCAACACAACTTGGACATTTGACAAATATGAAATAAGTAGTAATCTATATCTCAGCGTTAACGAGATGTTAAAAAATATAAATCCCTTTTATTGATGAACTCATATTACTTCGATGATTACAGGATAACTGAACTAAGTTATTTTGAATATAAAAATTTGGTTAAAAATCTAATATCAGCCGAAGATAATACACTAGTTAATGTATTTGAAGAAATAATAAATTTAAAAGTTGAAAGTACAAAAAAATTAAACATCAGTGATAAAATAAAAATATTATTATTATTAAGAAGCATTACTTTGGGGGAAGAACTAGAAATAAGTTTAAATAAAAAAATATTTATATATGATATTAATAAAATTATTGATAGTATTCAATCAAAAAAAGAACAGTTTACATATGGATCTTTAGTATTTAATATACCTAAAAAAATTCATTACACAAGTAAATTTGAATGTTTAATTGATAATTTTTATAGCTTTATGATCGACGGTAAAACGAAAATTATTGAAGAATATACTTATAAACAGAAAGAGGTTTTATTCCAAAATTTAATAGGTTTTAAAACTAAAGAGTTAACTGAGGAATTTGATCAATATATATCGAATTTTTATCTAAAGTATATAAATGATATTGAAATAAATTTGTACGATAATAATTTATTAAAATTTATAAAAGGTTTATTTGAAATAGATCTTAATGAAATGTATGATATAGAATATAATATAATGAGTCATTTAAAATTTAGCCCGGAAGTTTTTAAAATGTATGGTTTACCTGAATTAAGAATTTTTCTTAATAAATTTATAAAAGAACAAAGCGAGAGTAAAAAATCAAATAGTGGTAATGTTGATATAGCTTAATAAATAACGATATGGATGATAATTTTAATTCCCTGTTAAAACAGATAGAGTCAAATAAGATTAATGTACTTGCTTACTCACCTACGCAGCAAACTGATATTGAATTGAAATCCTTAACAGTTGATCAACAAAGTGTTATTTTAGATACGATATCTGATATAACTATCCTTCAATCAAATCCAATATATCTTATTATTAAGTTTAACACAGGTTTCAATAATATTATTAAACAAAATATTAATAATGAGATTTTTGAAAAAATGACTTCGGTGGATAGAGCAAATATTATTATTTCTTTTAGAAAAGAAATTTCAAATGAAGTTGAACAAGATGGAGAAATTATTGATTTATCGAAAATTTTAGAACGTAATAAATCTATAAAAGTTATTGATTTTAATGAAGTTATTGTAAAGGATAATTTTACATTTAAAGTATCAGTACCAACATTAGCTGTAGATACAATCGTAAATAAAATTTTATCTAAAAAATTAAAAGATAACCCATCATCGAGTAACTTAATAAGTGATATTTATCTTTATGAAATTTTAAAATTTGTTGACACAATACAATTTGAAGACGGAGAAGAAGTTACAATTAAGAAAGATTTTAAAAACTTGCAACTTATAAAAAAGATAAACCTTTCTACACTGAGCCCGGTAATTAAGTTTATAGAAAAAGTAAGAGATTACGAAGAAGAGTTTGTAACAATACCGAGTAGCCAAGAAAAATTATTATTGACGCCAGATTTATTTGTAATTTAGTAATGTAATTAAATATTTACATGGCCGATGTACAACTCTTAGAAGCTATATCTTTACTTACCAAGGTATCTGCAGATACAAGCAGCATGCTTAAAAAACTATCTAAAAAGGTTGATGATATTGCACCTAATAAACCGGCAAAAAAAGAGAAAAAGGAACTAGTAAAAAAAGCTGACCCTGTAATAGTAACCGATTTTGGTAGAGCTGCTGAAAAAGATTTAGCAAAAATAGGCGGCGATGCTGAAAAGGAAAGACAGAACACTGAAAAAGAAAAAGGTAAAAATAATAACCTTTTAAAATTATTAGGATTAGCAGGTGCAGCCGCTTTAGCGTTAAAATTTCTTTTTGATGGTGAAGGGTTCGTTGGCTTAACCCAAGGCTTTCAAAATGCAATGAAAACAGTAACCAAATTTGCTGATAAAGCAAAAGGACTTGTTGATGATATCGGTAAAAGGCTAGGTACGTTTGCTGATGATGTAGGATCTAAGGTTGGTGGGATAGTTGATGACGTGGTAGCAAAAACTAGCCAGTGGGCTGCTAAAGCTAAAGATGGCATTAAAGGTGCTATGGATGATATTGGCAAAAAATTGGGTAGTTTTGGGGATGATATAGCAAGAGGTGTAAAAAGTGCTATAACTGGTGCTAAAAATATAGCTAGTCAAGTATCAAATGCAGCAGCTGGTGCTGGGGATGATGTAGCCAAAGGTACTACTCGAGCTGCTGCAACAAAACCTAGTTTATTCGGTAGATTAGTAAGCGGTGTTAAATCAGTTGGGTCTAAAGTTAAAAGCGGCGCTCAAGCAGTCGGGTCTAGAGTTGTAAGCGGTGCTCAAGCAGTCGGGTCTAAAGTTAAAAGCGGCGCTCAAGCAGTCGGTGGAGTTGCTCAAAAGGCTGGTAATTTTGTAAAAGATAGACTTTTGAAACCGGTAAAATCTGCTATTAGTAAAGTTAAGCCACTTAAATTATTAAAAGGTTTAGTTAAAAGCCCTTTTCTAGCACCAGTTTTAGAAAGCTTTTTTGCAGCAAAAGATATAAAAGATATGATTGCTTCAAATGCTGCTGGTGAATTAGATGAAAAACAATTAAATATGGCAGTTGGTGATCGTTTAATTAAAGCAGTTACAGGAGTTTTAGGAGGAGCTGGAGGTGCAATAATAGGTGGTACTCTAGGGTCATTTTTACCAGTTGCAGGTAATATAATAGGGGCAATAGCAGGTGGTGTTCTAGGCGATGTCGGTGGTAGAGCAATAGGTGGTTTTCTTGCAAAAGCAATGGGTGAAAAAACTGGCGAATTAGGTGGTTGGGCATTAAGTACACCTCTCGGTGCTATGATGGGGACTGATAATAAAGAAGTAGAAAAAATTGAAGATGGTATTATTACAAAAGAAGGTAAAGTTATAAAACCTGATAGTGATGATACTATATACGCAATGAAAGAAGGAGGACCTTTAGGTGAAGCGTTAAACAAAACCCCTAAAATGTTAAGTAAATTAATAGACGTCGAGTATGATGCTTTAAAATTAATGCATGATCAAAATATGTTATTGAGACAAATATTAGAAAAAACTGGTACATCGTTACCTCAACCAGCTAATCAACCAAATAAAAATACAAATTATGATCAAAGCGGGGATACATTTAGATCCTTACAAATGGGTTAATAAATTTTACTATAATTTTTAACAGGATTAAATATTTATAATGCCTGATCTATACAGTTTTACATTTGATAAAGAGAAAATTCTTCCTATATTAACTAGAGGCAGTGCGAATACCATTGACCCATTCAGTTATACTGGGGATGGTAGAATATATAGTAAGATTAATAATAGTGCAACAGACCCTATAGATGTAGTTACTGACTTTCCATGGACTAAAAGTCCAAGAAGTTCTCGACTCGACGTACCTTCAGCATATATAAAAGAAAAACGAATACTAACTAATTCAACTTTAGCTAATTTCTTTTACGGTGTATTAGCAGGAGCAGATGTATTAGAAACTGGAACAGATAGAATTAAATCTGGTAATATTCAAGTGGGTTCAAATGAATTAAATGTATATGACACATTAGAATCTTCAGGAGTTTCATTTCCCGGTATAAAAGATGCATTAGTTAGCGGATCTGAAAAAGCAGGGGGAATGATTAACAGTCTTAAAAGTAAAGCTACTAATTTTTTAACTGATAATAATGAAGCAGATAATATACTAAAACCGTATAACGGATTATATTATACCGAAGAAACCGGATTTAAATATTTACTACCTTACTTAAGTGATAGTTATCTTGGTGCAGATAATACATTCTCTGTGGATTCTCAAAAGCTAGCTGGGTTAGATGATATATCAGAAACACTAAAAACTGGTTTTGACGCAGTACGGGGAGTTGCTTTTATGGATAAGCCTGGTGTGTATGTTGAACAAAGTAAACAATATCAATTCGGTCAAGATGGTAAAACGTTTGATATAACATTTCCACTGCTTAATACAGGTTCATATGAGGAGGTTAAACGGAATTGGCAACTTATATTTGGTTTGATTTATCAAAATAAACCTGGACGAATTAACAGAAATTTATTAGAACTACCGGTTATATATGAATTTTATATCGAAGGCATGGCATATATGCCATATAGTTATATTTCTCAGATACAAGTAGATTTTATTGGTAACAGGAGAACAATGTCAATTGATATACCTAGTTTTGGAGATGTTGGTGATAATCAATCATTAAATGAAAGAAAAAATATTAATACAGTTATACCAGATGCATATAATGTTAAACTAACATTTGAAGGTTTGAATAAAGAAACAAAAAATTTCTTAATACGTAGTTTAGGTGACCCAATTATAAAAGTTAAAGAGAGAGGTAGAATATAATGGAAGGTAAATATCAAAATAATATAGTAGATCTAAGAAATTTAGATTTAACCAGATACGAAAATATATTTAAAGTATATAATACCGGGGATAAAAACTTTTTTTATTACAATATAAATAAAAAAATATCTATACCTGATGATATTGATGAAAGACTATTTTATCATATAATTTTACCTAAAGGTGTACCTTTAACTACCTTATCGTATAATGCTTATGGTACGATTGATTTGTGGTGGTTAATTTTAATTTCGAATAATATAACTAACCCGGTAAGGGGTCTACCTGATGGTAAAAAACTAAGACTACTAAAACCAGAATATATAGAACAAATTCTTGATACTATAGAATCCCAATTATAATGAGAAAAGATTATATTAAAAATAATTTAACTGGTTTTGAAGCTAAAGCTAATTCATTTAAAATTGATAACCAATTCTACCATATTAGAGCAATACTAGTAAACCCTGATGGGGATAGGCTAGATTTAACAAAAGGTGCTCTTTATAATATATCGTTAGCCGATAATTTATTTGATCCTTTTTTGAAAGCTGAAATAATGCTTTATAATGACAATCATAACATTGAAAGGATGGTACCCACTCCATTGAATTCACAAAATGGGTTCACATTTAGAGGGGATGGTCGAGATATACTATTTTTAGAAATAATACCATTAAAAAATACTAAAGAAGATTATAAATTAGAAGAAGCAAAAGAATATAATACAGTGTTTTCTTTAAGGAATTTGTTTACTGTAATAGAAGATACAGATACTGTTATTGAAGGAGTTTTATATAAAAAATTAAAATTATATGATGTAGATGAAAGAAAATTATTAGAAAAAAACATATATTTTAATTCAGTAAATACCTTAAAACTTAATGACACGAATACATTATCAGGTGTACCAATTTTTAATTTAGATAATGAAGAACGTGGTAATTACACTGGTATTATGCTTAGAGAAATACTTAAGTTTACTTTAAATCAAAACGATGAAGATATTTTTTATATTGATAGTTCTTCAACATCATCGCAAGATGTTAATTATATAGATTTTGAAAATGGACTAACAAAGATAAATTATAGTAGTAATACGTATAAAAAGGCAATAGATGATTTAAATTATTTGTACGATATTCATAATAGTAATTTAGACTCAAAAGACTTTAGTATTTTGAAAAAAGATTATTTTACAGGTAAATATACTTTAATTAATGCAAAAAGTTTTTTTGATAGAGCAAATGATAAAGATGAAAGTAGTACATATACAATCGAAAAAATTGATATATCTGGAGGTGGTAGTTCAGAAAATAATAATCAAGGTAAAAGATCTGCTAAAAATACCCCAAACTTTAATGAAAAAAGCCAGGCTTTAAATTTTAAATTTTTTAATACTAGTTTTGATATATTAAACGAAAAGGTTAATACTAAAATTGTACATGAATATGATTTTGAAGAGAAAACATTTAATTTAATGCAAAAGGATAGTAATGTAATTAATTCTAAAAGTAAATTTGAAGATTATTACGTAAAAAATATGATAGGTAAGACAGAACCATTTCCGTCTCAAATTAATACTAATCTTAAAAAATTAAATTTTAATTACGAAAACGTATACAACTTATATGGTGGTAATGAAAATGTACGTACTAGCAAAGGCTTGAATAAGCTTCTCAAAAATACTATAATGTCTAACTTAGGCGTCGAATTAACGTTGAAAGGGCAAATGTTTAGAAAATCTGGTAAATTTATTTCTATTGATAGAGATAGTAATGATCCAAAAAATAAATTTGATGATAGATTTTTAGGTACTTATTTTATAATTAATGTAGACCACACCTTTATAAAAGATGATATGTATATCAATAGAATATTCGCAGTAAAGACTTACTATTTTGATAATTTACAATTTAACGAGGATTTAGACTAATATGGCATTTAACAAAAAAAATATTTTACCAGACCTTTCAGATACTGTTGTTAATGGTAGTATAAGTTTCTATGAAAGTAGTGAAGAATTATTAAACATTTTTAAAGATGTTTCTTTAGATGTGGTTAATTATTTTATTGAATTAGATGAAACAAAAAGTTCAGATAATGTACTAAAGGATTTAACTAATAAATACATTAAGTTAAATAATGCAAAAATGATTATAAATGGTGTTGAACTACCAAACAATTATAAATTATATTTAAATGAAAAATTTCAAAATTTATTATACATATTTAAAGTTGTTATATTAAAAAACGTTAACAACGGACAATTTAGTGTATTTTCTAGCTATTCTGATGATATCGGAATGACTTTAGAGGTTAATCATAATTTAGGGTTGACCAATACCCCAATATTTGATACATTTTACAATTTAGAAGAAACGGGTTCACCTGTTACCTTACCACCTATAATGTTTAATAAAGTTAGTAAAAATGTATTGAAAAACTTTAAAAAAATGTCTCTTAAAACTGATGCTTTATTAAAGAGAAATATGAGAAATATCGCAGGTTATGGTGTCGAAAATATTTCAAAAACCCCACACGGTGCAAACTTAGTTTACGATAATTTTGAATCTGTAAACAGGGATAATATAGTAAACTTAAAAACAAGTAAAATATTTGAAGTATTTGGTGAAAATTTAGGAGACCTTATTACGTTTTATAAAAATTTAAATATAAGAGAACAACCAGATAATCAATCATACCTGGTTAGTTATCAAAACAATATTGAAGAGGTTGAAAATGTTTTGGATATATTCAATAATAACATTTACACCACGACAACTATTAATAAACCATTCTCCGGAGGTTAATTCTCACTTACATCAGCATCAATTACTTTAGCATCATCAATTAACTGTTTAAGTAATTCTTCTCTATTAATAGTTAGACCTATTTGTTCATTACTTTTATCTTGTAATTCTTTTTTGCTTTGTATATCCATTTCTTTTACTTGTATTTTAGCTTCATTAGCTTTATCTTGTAATAGAATTTTATTTAAACTTTCTATGGCTGATGCTGATGCCCCTATTAGTTTACTTAAAGCATCCACATCTCTTGAATCAGGGGCTGAAGTAATAAATTGCTTGACGTCTTCAACGTAATCTACACTACCTTTAATTAATTTACCAGAATATTGCAGTAAAAAATCTTCTAATTTTTCTTTATCTAGATTAAAATCTTGCTTTTCCAATTCTTTTTGAGCAACGTTAACACCTTTCAATTGTGAAAGTAAATCGTCAACAACAATATCTACATTATCATCCATCGTAAAAATATTTATTCAATCAGTTGAATAATTAAACTATTATAGTATAATAGAATATATGGAAGAGAAAGTTGTAATTAAATTTGTTAAGACGCATCCTGATGCTAAACTACCCACTAAAGCTCATAATGGTGATAATTGCTTTGATTTATATGCTACCGATAGCGTTACTATAAGACCAAGTAAATCAAACCCTGTTGGTAATGTAAAAATATCCAGCGGGGTAGTACCTGTAGGTATTACGGTAGCATATATAACTCCAGGTTACGGTTTTGTTATTAAACCTAAGTCAGGTCTTGGGTTTAAACATAATTTACAACCGCATTTAGGTGAAGTAGATAATGGTTATCGAGGAGATTGTGCAGTTAAGATGTACAATTTTAATGATAAAAAGTATGTATTTGAAAAAGGCGATAAAGTAGCTCAGATTAAGATTGAAAAAATTTATGATACAACTATTGAGTGGTCTGATAGTGTTGAAGAAGCTCAACGTGGAGATGCAGGTTTCGGTTCCTCAGGTAAGTAATGGGTAAAGGAGATAAATGGCGAAAGGGGCATAGTTTGAAGAAGTTCGGAGATGCTTACGACGGTATTAACTGGGGTGATAACAAAAAAGGGAACTCTGATATAATAAATTATGGGAAAAGTAACAAGACAAAAGATAACCGAAAGAAAAGTCGGTAATGCGAAGGTGAGAAAGACGGTAACGGTAACAGTTACGAAGCCATCAAAAAGAAAAAAATAATG